AATAGGCATTGCGCTTTGTAATCAGGTTTTGGATTTTCGATTTATTTACAAAAATTACGAAAAGTTACAAAACGATTGGGTTATAGGTACGCCAGACGTAAACACGGACGAGGTATTATTAGATGTTAAATGCAGTTGGGACGCGACTACATTCCCGTGGTTTGATACGGAAATACCTAATAAGGATTATTTTTACCAGTTACAAGGCTATATGTGGCTCACGGGAAAAATGGAAAGCATTTTAGCGTATTGTTTAATTAACACGCCCGAATTGATGTTGGAAGACGAAATCAGGCGAGCGCATTGGAAAGCTAATTTAATCGAGGAAAACGCCGAATTGCGAAAGGAAATAGAAGCTAAACATATATTCGACCACATTCCAGACCATAAGCGTTGCAAGTATTGGTTCGTACGCAAAGACGAAGCCGTTATTAATGCAATTAAAGAAAAGGTCGAGTTATGCCGTGAGTATTACAATGACTTAATAAAATTAGTATGAAACAAACAGCAGTAGAGTGGTTGGAGAATCAAATCAAAAAATCATGGCATTACTTTAGATTAATGGAAGACATAAATAGTAGAAGTACAATAGCACAACCTAATATATTTGAACAAGCCAAAGCAATGGAGAAGGAGCAGATAATTAAGGCATTAAAAGATAGTTGGAATTTATCTAAACATAGTAATTTTGACAATCCTCATGCAGAACAATACTACAACGAAACCTATGAAAGCAACACTTGAATTTAACCTACCCGAAGACCAAAACGAATTCGAGTACGCGACAAAAGGGAGCGAAATGTTTGTAATTCTTTGGGAATTAAAAGAGGAATACCGCAAGTTAATGAAATACCACAATTTAACGGAAACTGAATACAAGTTAATCAATGATTTGAACGATAAATTATGTGAGGATTTACAGCACTACGGAATAAATTTAGATAAATGAAATACGGAATAATCTTTTTAAGCGCTTTAATAATCGAAATATGTTCAACCTTTTACATAAGATACGTTTCGGAAGCAAATATGTTTGGAATGTTATTCTTTGCTTTTATCGGCCCGTTTCTCGGTTTACCTTTCACAGGTTATATGGTTGACTCGGAAAATTGGAACGAACGAATTAAAATGGCTTTTTCGTTAGCCTTTGGATATGTAACGGGAGTAATAATTGTAATAAATTTAATTAAGTAATATGGAAATAAAAGTAAACACGGGAGCAATTTTTAAGAATGATAAAAAGACGAACCCAAAACAACCCGATTACAGGGGAAAAGTAAATGTAAACGGCAAAGAAATGGAGGTTGCCTTATGGCTTAAAGAATCCAGTAAAGGAATGAAGTATTTTTCGTGTTCATTTAGCCAGCCGAAAATGGACGAATCCCCGAAACCCGTCCACACGCAAATAATAGATGAAGACGATTTACCTTTTTGATATGTTTATCGATGATAATAGCCTACGTAAGGAATTGAAAACTATATTGCTTACCAAAACACGAAACCAAGTCGTAAAGGAAATAAAAGCAAGGGGATTAAAAATGCACCAATATACGATAGACCGTTTTTTATCGGGCGCATTGGTAAGCATTAAAACGCTTCGAACGTTAGACGAATACGTTTACAGGCAGTCAAAAGGGTTTAAGTAAAACGACTACACGTGTTATCTGTTTTTTTTTATCCTTGATTTTCAGTACTTTAGAAAATAAATGAAAAATACTTTGAAAAAAGTTTGCAGATTAAAAAATAGTGTTTATATTTGTGTATAATTCAAAACAAACAAAATGACAATGGAAGCAAATACAGAGATAAAAGTTAGGGTTTACAGGTATAAATCCTTTCGCCATTACGGAGGCAGAGAAATTACAACTATCCCTTTTGTTGTAAGGGCAAAGTATCTTTTTAGCCAACAAGACCATACAGAAGTTGTTGAACTTTTGGAGGGTTGCGATGCTTACCCAAAAGGACACAAAATATCAATAATGCAAAAAGATTTCAATGTATGAAAATCGTAAAAGCAACTGAACACAAAGGTAAACGATGTTTTAATCGTGCTTACCGACTGTTAAAAAGCCGTTTTAATGGCATTTATTTTATTGATTAAAAAATAATCATTAGCTTTGAGCATAAACTAATAACGTGGAATGGCTTACGTCAGTCGCAAAAGAGCATAAAGAGTGGGTAAAACTTGTAAAAAGTTTTGGCGAAGATTTTTTTGCCGAGGACATTGTGCAGGAAGCCTATTTAAGATTACATAAGTATTGCAAGCCAGAAAATGTTATTCAAGACGGTAAGGTTAATAAAGGATTTATGTATTTTGTTTTACGCAATATATTTTTACAATTTATCAAAACTGAAAAAAAAGGGGAAATGGTAAGTTTAGAAAAATTAGCGTTATTAAAAGACGAAACCGAAAATTTAGCACGCGAGGAAGCCTACGGACGTTTACTTGTTTTAATGAATCAGGAAGTCGAAAAATGGCATTGGTACGACAGGCAATTATTTGTTATTTACAAAGACACGGATTTATCAATTAGGGATATAGCAAAAGAAACCACGATTTCCAGCAGTTCGATTTTCAACACGATAAAAAATTGCAAAAGGAAAATTAAAAGCGTTTTGGAGGAAGACTACGCGGATTACAAAAATGCGGATTACGAATTTATTAAATAAAAAGTTATGGGAAGACCAAAGAAAAAACCCGAGGGGTTAGGCGATACGGTAGAAACCGTTTTGGAAGTTACAGGAATAGCAAAGGTAGCTAAATGGATATTAGGCGAAGATTGCGGATGCCAGGAACGTAAACAAAAGTTAAATGAAATATGGAGATACAATAAACCCCAGTGCCTAACGGAAGACGAATACAGTTATTTGGATTTGTTTTTTAGTGAAAACAGAAACGCCCTCACCCCGAACCAACAAAGGGATTTATTAAAGATTTACAACCGGGTGTTCAATCAAAAAATGCAACCTACTTCGTGCGGGAGTTGTTTACGCGAAGTGGTAAATAAATTAAATAAGTTATACGCAATTTACAAAGAGGAAAATGCCGATACCGAAGCCAAATAAAAACGAATCCGAAAAGGTTTTTATGCAACGATGTATGTCCGATGAAGTAATGGTAAACGAATACGACACGGACCAAAGGTTCGCAGTATGTCAAGATGCGTTTAAGACAAAATTAGCAGGAGAAAAGATTAGTTTTGATTTTGACGGTACGTTAACCACGAAACGAGGTTACGAAAAGGCGAAACAACTAATTAATGAGGGCGCAGAAGTTTATATTATTTCAGCAAGGGAAAGCAAAGACGGAATGATATTAAAAGCCAGCGAGTTAGGAATACCCGAAAATCGTATTTATGCAACGGGTTCAAATAAAGCTAAAATCGAAAAGGTAAAAGAATTAGGAATAAGCACGCACTACGATAATAATATCGATGTAGTCAGGGCGTTAAGAGGAATAGGCGCAATGTTATGAAAATAGAACAAGTAAAAATAAGCGATGTTAAGCCGAACCCCAAGAATCCGAGAATAATAAAAGACGGAAAATTTAAGAAATTAGTTCAAAGTATTCAGGATTTTCCCGATATGTTAAATAAACGTCCTTTAATCGTTTTTACGGACGTGGACGGTAAATATATTGTATTGGGTGGAAATATGCGCTTAAAAGCGTTAAAAGAGTTAAAATATACGAGCGTGCCAGTTATTATAGCAGACGAATGGACGGAAGAACAAAAACACGAATTTTTAATAAAAGATAACGTTGGATTTGGAGAATGGGATTGGGATAGTTTAGCAAACGAATGGGACGCTGAAAAATTAGACGATTGGGGATTAGATTTACCTTTGGATTTAAGCGTTGAGGAATTAGAAGCAGAAGAAGACAATTACGAAATACCAAACGAAATAGAAACCGATATTGTTTTAGGGGATTTATTCGAAATAGGCGAACATCGTTTACTTTGTGGGGATAGTACAGATAGCGACCAAGTGGCAAAGTTAATGAACGGACAAAAAGCAAATTTATCTTTTACAAGTCCGCCATATAACGCAGGAAAAAGTGAAATGTTAAGCGGAAATACTCACACTACGGATAATAAATATAATGAATACAACGATAATCAAAAACAAACTGATTATTTAGATTTATTAATTGGATTCACAAACAACGCTTTATTATTTTCGGATTATTTAATTTGTAATATACAAAGTTTAGCGGGAAACAAAATAACATTAATCGAATACTTAAACAAATACAAAAATAATTTTATTGATGTTGCTATTTGGGACAAAGGACACGGCGCACCTGCTATGGCTGAAAATGTTATGACATCGGCTTGGGAATATATGTTTTTTATATCTTCAAAAGAAAATGCTTCCAGAGCAATTCCAAACGCAAATTTTAGGGGAACAGTTCCAAATATATATAGAGGTAATCCAAACAGAAATAATGAATTTTCAAATGTTCACGCAGCTACTTTTCCAATTGATTTACCCGAATGGGTTTTACAATTTACAAAAGAGAATGATATTGTATTAGACCAATTTTTAGGAACGGGTACAACAATGGTAGCTTCACACCAACTCAAACGCAAATGTTACGGAATGGAATTAGACCCGAAGTATTGCCAAGTTATTATAGACCGAATGAAAAAACTTGACCCAATTTTAGAAATAAAACGCAACGGAATTACAATGTAAAAACAGAGTTATGGAAGGTAAAAACGGAGGAACATTAAAACCATTTGAACAAGGCGAAAGCGGAAACCCTAACGGAAGACCAAAGGGAAG